AACTCGAATGATTTCATGAAGACAGAGGCGGAGTGGCTACAGGAGTACGACAATACAGATCAAGCAGCCAATCATGCAGAGGAGTTAAACCAACAGCGGAGGACCCCGATGGCATCCTATGACCAAGAAGACAATGTGATAACCGTGTGGCTGCAGGAGAAGTCAAGCCCCAAGGCCCCATCCTATACTGGGAAGGGCCTAGCATGGGGTAAGGCCACCAGAGCAGCCGTCTGGCATAACGTCAGTAAGCAAGGCAAAGACTACCTCAAGATAAAGCTCGAGGAGCCCAGGGACAGTGCGCCGTCACCTGAATACACCAAGAAACCAGCCAGCGACATACCATTCTAATGATTGAGACACCTATTAACTACCCTGATGGTAGTGTGGTAATTCTAAATTTTGACCCGAAGAAACACTACTATAATGTGGAAGATAAGTACGTCCCTTCCGTCACTACAGTGCTAAACATTATAGCCAAGCCTGCTCTCGTACCCTGGGCAGTCAAGATGGGGGCAGAGTGGTTTGAGGAGAATGCTGAATCCTTCTCACAAGCAGAGCTCTCTATAGAGCAGATGGTAAAGGGCATCAAGGGAGCGCATCGTAAGCGCTCAACTGAGGCCATGGCAATTGGTACCATGGTGCATGATTGGTGCGAGGCTGCAATCAACTGGAAGTTAGGGCGTGGTGACATTCCTGACACCCCAGACAACGAGGCTGCTGAGAACTCCATCAATGCCTTTAGGGATTGGATCAAAGAGAATGATGTGGAGTTTATAACCGCTGAAGAGAAGGTCTACAGTAGGAAGTATAACTACGCAGGCACGATAGATGCTGTGGCTAAGGTGAACGGGGAGTTTTCTGTGATTGACTTCAAAACATCCAAGGCCATCTACAACAACTACCACCTGCAGTGCGCTGCTTATGCACAGTGTGTAGAGGAGATCTACGATAAGTCTGTAGACGCCTCCTACATTCTACGGTTCGACAAGCAGACGGGAGCGTTTGAGTCCGGTAGATCTAATGAGGCAGGGGAGAACTTTAAGGCCTTCAAGGGATTCCTTGACGGTTACCTACGCCTTACTGACTTAGACAACAGGAGTAAGCGTAAATGAATAGGGATTTATTCAGCGGGGAAGATGAGGATGTCCTAGCCATGGTTCAGTTCCACATGGTGTCTGCGGTATCGCTAATGAGAATCATTCTCGATAACGGTCTTCTTGAGAAGGATCTGTTTCGTAAGGTCCTAGAAGAAATGGCTAAGAACTCATTCTGTGTTCGGGAAGAGGCTCTGTGGGATACCTACAAAGACTTCCTGGATGAGGACATAGATCGTGCGTTAGCGTCTGTTACTCCCATAAGGGAAATGGAAGGAGAAGAGATCTGAATCTTTTAATCATAGGTGATCCCCATGCTCACCCTGACTATGATAACAGTAGGTTTACTGCGCTAGGTAAATTTATAGTAAAAGAAAAGCCAGATGCTATAGTATGTATAGGCGACATGGCTGATATGCCAAGTCTGTCCTCTTATGACAGGGGGACGAAAGGCTTTGAAGGAAGGCGGTACAAGAAGGACGTTGCTGCTGTTATAGATGCTCAAACTAAACTACTCACGCCAGTAAAGAAGGTAAAGAACTACAACCCTAAGCTGTACATGACGTTAGGTAACCATGAAGAGAGGATCATCAGGGCGGTCAACTCTACTCCTGAGCTTGAAGGAGCTATAGGAATAGATGACTTGAAGTACAAGGAGTTTGGCTGGAAGCTAACACCCTTTAAGAAATGCGTTACTGTAAAGGGCATAACATTCAGTCACTACTTTACATCTGGTATAGCTGGTAGGGCTATCAGTTCTGTACACATAGGACACATGATGATAACTAAGCTCCACTGTTCTGCTGTGCAGGGTCATTCTCATCTGTACAATCACTCAGAACAGACACGCCCAGATGGGCAGAAGATATTTGGTTTATCTGTGGGGTGTTACTCACATCCTAAGTACACCGAATCATGGTGTCGTGATACGGAGTATCAGTGGTGGAGAGGGGTTGTAATGTTGGAAGGGTTAGATGGTGAAGGATACTACAATAGCATAAGAGCAATCACGCAAAGGAGCATTAAATAAATTTTATCTCTAGTACACAACCTTTGGGAAAAGCTGTGAGACCATACGGTATAGGCTTCTCTTCCTCCCTGCTGTCTCCTGAGAAGTCCTCATAGTCTAGGGTGTTGGCTATCTTGAGTGTATGATCGTCTTCGTAAATGTGCCACCCTACGGAGAGTATCTCAGGGCAGTCAGCATCCTTTTCCCAACCACTCGTGGCTAGTACATCAAGCCACCTAACGAGGCAGAGCCTGTACTCAGCCACTCTTATCCTTACCCTTAAACTTTATCGGTCCAGGTAATAGCCATGAAAATAGCATGGGAACTATTACTATAAGTATTAAAGCCCAACCACCCATCTCGATTAGGGATCCCAACAGGGTCCAAAAATTATCCGGCGCACAATTACTCATAGCTTCCTTTCCTTTTCCCCCAATCGGGATCGCTTCCGTCACCACATCTGTTACAAAGGCAGTCGTCGTGGCTCCCAGAATCGGTGCAGCTACACCCCCCGATAAGACAGTCCCCACAAGTGCACCCCCTCCTGCTCCCAGACTCACTATACCGGCCTTCTTCAAAGTTGTGCATCCGATTAAACCTATCGACGAGAGGGTTAGACAACCTCTGGCGAGGACCACCATCCTGTGACCCAGCCTACCACGGCTATAATCACCACTACGGCAACCGTCCCCCAAAATCTTTTCCTTCCTGCGCTTAGTTCTTTCCATTTTTCCATTTTATCTCCTTACATTCCTAGTACATGGTTTACCCACAGGACAATACCTAAGGGTACGCTTAGAATCAGAACAATCATACAAGCTGGGAATATAAATTCCTTACAACTCACACTGTAAAACTATTTCCACACCCACATGACTGAGAGCCCGTTGGTGGTGTGAAATGAAAGGTAGACCCAAAGGGATCTTCTACCCAGTCCATCGTAGCGTCACCTAATAGCTCCAAAGAGGTGGAGTCTGAGAAGATTGTGTCTGATATCATCTGAGCATCTTGAGGTATGTCCGTGGATGGCGATAGCTTTATTTGATAGCCGGAACATCCGCCACCTTCTAGATGCACGCCCAAGAAGCCTTCCCCGTTTAGGGTCTGATCTACTTTCTTTTGTGCTGACTCTGTGATTGTCATAATTATTCATTTAGCCCTTACGTCTTGGTCTACCAGGACTCTCCCCCACTTTTCTATTCTTGCTTCGACTTACTACGGAGATGTTACTAGCACTATTGTTCTGTGGGTTCCTGTCTTTGTGGTGAACGTCTTTCTTGTCCCCCTTCTTAACCCTACCAGCTTTAAGCATTTTTCTCCGTGCAGCATTCCTAGCTGCTCTTCTTCGCTTAGCTGCTTGGCTAGAATGATTCCTCTGGTACTCTCTAGAATAATTCCTATTACGGGTCATCTACCCCCCAGTAGTCCTTGGGGCATTCCACCGCCACCACCCATCTGAGGGCCTTGCGGAATACCAGGAGGCAGGTCAGGGCCACGACCACCACCCATGCCAGGAGGAGGTCCAGGTGGCATATCAGGACCACGGCCAGCACCCATACCAGGCTGTTGTGGTTGTTGACCGCTCAACGCAGCCATAATAGCTTCTTGAGGGACACCTGAAGCGGTAAGTTGCTGCACAATAGCCTCACCCTCCTGCTTTATTTCGGTAAGTCTTTGCATTAGTTGTCTTGGATCCATTACGAGAGCTCCTTGTTTAGTTTGTGTACCTCATCAGATACTTTGGATGTAAAGATAAATGGAAACATTCCATGTACCACAGCAGTTAAGGACAAAAGAAACAACCTCAAAGCAAGCCCCGTTGCAAATCGCAGATGTCTCGCCCATGATAAATTTATATCCTTTAAGTGACTCATAACACTTTCGCTACCACTATGTTCCCTTCGTTGTTCGTCTTCAATTCGACGGTACGTTTCTCGCAAGTGAATCGGGTCTTCCCCGATGCCGTGTCTTTCCAGCCATTTCTTTTCAAGGTACGCTTCATACTCAAACACCCAGACATACCCATCTCAACCCACTCCCCAGAATCATTTTCATAATGACCCATCCATTCCTTTAGGTTGTCGTTCATGTACAACAGTAATACAAACATGACTTCCATTAGTGTGCCGCTCCATTGCTGAATTTAATTTGTGCAACCTTATCCTTTAGTATCTCTACCTTCTGCTCTAATGCTTCTATTCGCTGCCTGTAGAAATCAAGGGTAAGTGCCTGTTGCCTGTCGAACGGAGCATTACCGTCCTCAATATTTTTTAATAGTTTTTCAAATTCCCCGGATAGATGTTCTATAAGCATAAATTGTTCTGCATCAGCTGGGAGGGAACCTAGCTCACCTCTAGGCCACTTTTCTGAGAAGATGGAATTCTTTGTAACATCTGCTGACATGAGTATCTGGTTAGTTTCTACTACATTCAGCCTTTCAAGTATCCCAAAGTAACCCCACGCTCCTACGCATACTGTACCTATTAAACCGATCAGGTTTCTTATGGGCATTCCAACGCTAGTCTTATCGCTAAGACTAACATCATCAGTCATATGGATTTCCCTTGGCTGTCTGCTCTGCTTCACCTTCAGATAACCAAGCAAATATGGTTTCATGTTGAACCATTATCTCGCTATCGACTTCACGCAAAACTATGTCAGCTTCTTCCAATCTTTCAATAGCCTTCCACAACTCCTCGACCTTAAAGTTAAGTACATCAAGGCCTGACACCGCTCTCTGTATTTCAGTCTGAAACTGATCGGACTTGTCTACAAGACCTGATAGTCTATTAACCTCGGAAGATAGGCCACTAGCCCACCATATAGCACCTACGCTCTGGGCGATAAGGAAGAGTGCTAATGTTATTATTCTTGAGTCTACGTTCATTATGTTTTCGGGTCCTCATTCTCCGTACCTACTGGATGGTTTGGAGGGCGTATGTAACCTTGCCTATCCTCCCCAGAAAAAGCTATGCAGGACTGTTCGTCCGTAATCATCAACACACCAGCCAAGCCAGTAGCTGGGTTCTCAATGATTGCAACACGTCTACTCTGATCTTGGCTCGCGCTGAACGTCATTGATATGTGGACACCGTAATCATTAATTAATGCGCCCATGAGAGCGGCGAAGTGATGTTTCTCTACTGTAGCTGGTAAGCACATAGCTGGGAACGGGATCATTTGTTTCACCATTCCTTCTGGCGGTCCCGCTAGTACGGACGATGTTACAAGTAACATAAGTGTAGTTAGCAAAAGCCTCACGTTACTGTACTCCTGGAATCAATCCACGCGCAAGCCTCCCTGCACCTATTAACCCCCAACCTACCGCTCTACCTGTTGCTCCAACATAAGGCATGTCTTCAGCTTCACCCATTTGTGGTGCTAAGCCCACAGCCATTCTGAATATCTCCATTACCAGCTTTCTATCTGCTGGCGATACTGTCTTCTCAGACATTGCTTTCTGTATAAGACGTTCGGCCTTTACCCTCTGAGGCCCTGTCTTGGTTAGAAGGTCAACCACAGCATCATTAACAGCTTGGTTTCGTAGCAACTGAGCCTTGCTCAGGGTCCTATCCAGCTGTCTTGCAGCAGCAAAGGGAGCGGAGAAAAAGAACTCAGCCATTCTCCTACCAACCTTACCTACGGCTTCCGCTGCACTAGGCGGTAGATCTTCTTTGGGATCATACGCTCTTCCAAAACTTTCCCAGGAAAGGCCATATTGCTCTGCTTTTGCAACGAGAACTTTCCAGTTAGCAAACCTAGCTTTGTCATTCATAAGCACTTCAACACTATCCATCATGGATTGAGAGGGTCTTCCTTTAGATTCCCGTACTTGCCTGGATATGTCATCCCATAAAGTCTCTTCTAATATTTTCCTCTGCTGAGCAGATCGTGGCTTCCCATATGGGTATCCTTCCTGAACCCTTCCATCGAACTCTAGTTTTCTTGCAAGTTCTGCTGGCTTTAATGAGAGTAGGTCTGATGGCGTTTCTTTAGCTGCATCCTCAAGACGTAGTACCTCATCATGGTACTGTCCAGCCATCTTTAGTTTAGTGGACTTAGCAGCAAAGCTGCCTCTAAAAGAATTAGCCAGATCAATGATTGCAGATTCTTGCCCCTTTCCTTTATACCCCTCTGCCACTGTATTAAACGCCTTAGTTATCTCACCGATCTGCCTCAAGTTAAGGCCGGGTCCTTCAGGATCAAATGCTCTGTAAAGCACCTTATCCGGGCCGGGTTTTCCAGTGTCGGGGTTCCTGGCCCCAGGTATTGTAGTCACTTTAACTCGCCACCCCTTCTTCTCGTAGAGAGCCTGCTCATTTTTATCAATATCCCTGTACCCTTCAAGAAGCTCTTTCTTTGTTTTGGGGTAGTCATCACGTAACTCAGCTCCAGGCTGCGTACTTCTTTCTTTCCTGGCAACCGCTAATACGGTATCAAAGTCCTCTGATTTCATCAGATTTCCACGGATTGCGTCCCCAATAGGTACTCGATCAGTTGTCGCCTCCGCAGCAGTATAAGCCTCATCCCTTCTTATGGTAGCCTCATCTACAAGATCACGGGCTGTCTGACCCCTTACATCAACCTCTCCTCCTAACTCTGCATCTATTGCTGCTTTGTCCGCTCTCTGTTGCATTCTTAGTCTTGCAGCAGCGGACGCTACTGATTCACCACCAGCTGTTGTTGCAGAATGCGCCAGCAGGGGTCTAAACGTCCCTTCATCAGCTAACATTGAAGCATCGTCTATTAAACCTCTTCTTGGGGTAGTTCCTTCAGTACCGGCTAACATAGCATCCCGCATATCGGCTTCAGCTATTGCCCTAGCCCCTGCTTCATAGTCTTCTGGCTTAGCATAGCCCATCTCTAGATCAGGACGATCAGTTTGTCTGCCACGAAACCTGTCCCATAAACCGCCTACTCCCCGTGCAACACTAGGAACAGTCTGAATACCCACACCAAATAACGCTCCCCATGGAAGAGCAGAGGTCGCTCTGGACGCCCTGCCCCCTTCATCAAACACGCTTCCTTGCTCCAGAGGTAAGCCACCTTCTCCAGACCAGTAACCATAGTCTGCAGCACCAGCGCCTCCAAGCGCAGCAGCAGTAGTAAATCTTTTGAGCGTATCTAACCCAGCGTACTTACTTGTAGTCGGCCTCACAAGCGGATTACGACTGGCACCCAACCGGGAAGTAAACTCAGAGAGACCCTGTGCTGGCCTACTAACGAGATCATACTGTGAGGCTTCTTTTGCATCTGTTGGTCTAAGATTGCGAGCCCTTGATACCAAAGGAGCCTTAGATGCGATATCCATTATACTTTGTGCTGCCTTCCCATACCCAGCACCGGTAGCGCCACCGACCACACCTTCCTGTATGGCTGATGAAACAGGGTATCTAGCACGCATAGCCTTCAGCATGTCAGTAAAAGCTGACTGCTCTGCTTGATAAGCTGCTGCTGGGGATTCTCCTCCGGCCTTAGCATACGCTTCTGATGGAGAATCTCCTCCAGGCCACAGCGCACCAACTGCTCTTAGACTAGCTTCTGGACTACGTACTAAAGCGCCAGCAGCTGCTAAAGCACCAGATATCTCATCAGCTTTACCCATAAGAGCAACGTCCTGAGCCTGGAAAAAAGAGCCTTGTAATTGCTGTTTCACTGTCAGGGGAAGAAACTGGAACATCTTTTCACGCTGTTCGTTGGCAGTGGCTGGTACTACTTGATCGTCCACTACCTTATGAGACAACTTGTAGTAGTCATCGTCACTAAGAGTGAAGGAGTACGGAGTACCCTGGAATCTTATGGTTACTCTCTTAGTCACTATTTACTCCCCCTAACCTTTCGTATAGCTTCCTGGAGATCCTTTATCACGGGGTCTTCCAGAGGAAGAGATCTCATAAACGTCCGTAGCAGGTAATTAAGATGGTCCTCCTGTTCGAGAACAGGTATGTTAGACAGGTCAAAAGCACCTGTTTTAGATACTGGCATTCCACTGGGATCTCTCGAGATCTTTGTTACTTCTCCTGTACGCTCATTCGTAACATCTATAACAGTTATTAAACCACTCGCTACATCTTTAGCGCTCACTCCTGGAGCATCTGTTTTTGTATGCTCTCCTCCTGTACGGGATGGCTTATGAGGGACATCAATAAGTTCTATAATGCCATTCTTCCATTCATTGTGCCAAGGAGCAATCTTATCTTTTAAGATTGGATTAAGCGGTTGCATTTTTGCACCGTATGTGCCGGTTTCAGGATCTGCCCAAGCGTTTAGAACTGCATCGGCCTTCCTTAATCTCCTTTTTCTCATGCCAATCATAATCTCTTCCATAATAGAAGCGATTATACCTCTTTGAGTTGGAGTTAAACTATCCCCTCTCTTCCAAGTATCTGCTATCTTTCTCATCCTATCTGTAAAACCAGCGTGTCTTTCAACAGTCTCTACTTCGCCCTCAGTTACTATAGAATCATCCATAGTACGCATGTACTTGAGCAGAGCAGCATGGTCAAACTCCCCACCATGGACAGCACCCTTCTCAAGAGAGTGCTTTACTGAGTAGTAGTTGTCCTCTATTTTTGATTGACCCTTATAAAATTCATGGGTCATAATCTCTTTCTGCAGTTCTAGCTGCTTGAGCTCCATCCCCACCTTAGTAAGAATCTGTTGTCCAATAAGGTTCGGGTGGGTTTCTACCGTTACACCAGCACCTTTGCCCTGATAAATCATATAGTGGGCATCTATAGCAGTGTACGCACGGGGAGCTGTTTGGTTATACCCCGCTTTAATAGCTAAAGCCTCATCTTCCCGTGTTTCTACCAGTCTAGGCGTACCGTCTTCATGTACCCATGGCTGCCCATGAGAATTGTATCTAGCACCAATGTCCAACCCTTCAATATCCCTCTTTCGATCAACCTCAGACATACCCTGCTTTGTTTGTTCCAGGTCAGCCCGTCTTTTCAAATTAACCAAAGTTCTATCCTGGTCTGCAGCGTGGGCTTTCTTGAACTCTGCTAGCTTAGTGTCAAGCGCATCCCAGTCCTCTTTACTGTACTGGATACCTTCTCTGATAAAGGCTGTCTCTACAGCTGTCCTTAGACTAACTGGGGCCTGTCCTGAAACCTCCATTGAAGGAGCAAAAACCCCTGAGTTATTCCTGTAGTCATCGTATATTTCATTAACTATACGGGTAGCCCTATTAGCCTGAATGAATGTCATCTGCTGATGAAGTAACTTGTCTGTTTCCAGGATTATCTTCTTCTGTTTCAGGTTCTCAGTGAAGAGTCCTGATTGAAGTCTCTCTACGTCCAAACCGTGCTTTTGCGCTGTCCTACGTTCAGTCAGAACGCTACGAGCATACTCTTCTATTGCTACTTTCGCCTCAGAAGTGAACTCTCCACTCCCCTCTATATTCTGCATCAAAGTGCTCACCCATCTATTCACAGACTTCTCTTGTTTTCCAGGATACAAGCCCAGATCTCCGGGACCTACTATGTCGCTCTGTCGTATGATCTCCTGGAGTTGTGGGAGTAGGATGTCCATCTGATCCTTAGACAGTTTCTTTCTGAGCTTATCCCCATGCTCCAGTACCTTTGCCTTGTAGCTCAGTTCTGCCATGGGCAGTTGGTAGATAGCCTCTATAGTCTTTTTACGGTCACCTAGCGGGTCAAAGCTAATAATATTTTGCGACCCTTCTTCATATGCTTGGATCTTGTCTTCAGCAGAAACAGCTACTATTTTCCCATCCTCGTCCTCCTCCACCATACCTAGTACACGAGTAACAAGATCGCTATGGGCATTCACTTGCCCATGTGCAGCCAAAAGGGCGTCCTTACTACCAACAGCATTGGAATCAATCCTTTTTACTGCAGCCTCATCACCACGACCCTTATGCACTTGCTTAGCCCTTATAACACTCTTACCTGTTTGGGGATGCTTGTCCATGTACCAGATCGTATAGGCCTGCCCTGGCGCAGTAAATTTATCCATCATGCCCCAGAAGTCAGACATTACATCTTTGTCATACCATTTTATACCGCTGGTAGTATCGTTGATCTGCTTATTCTTCAGCCACGCTCTGCCGTCTTCCACATTAGTAAGGCCAGCAGCGTGGAACTGAGCTATAGCATCCTTTCTCATAGCAGCATTCGTGTCCGTCTTCATGGTGGTAAACACATCTTTCTTGAAGAATTTTCCCTGCGTTGCTAACATATCTGGGTGACGCTCAGGGCCTACACGGTACTCGGTTTCCCCTGTTTTCTCATTAACTCCGTAGCGAGTTACCTCTTCTCCATAGTAATAGTTCTTTGCCATCTCCTTAGCTTTAGAGAACCATTCCATACCAGCCCCTACGGCATCCAGCACATTGGCTAGTTGCTCGTCGTTCCTGGGTTTGTACCTACGTATTGAATCGCTTATGTACTTACTCTGATTCTTTGTCTCCATCTGCTGTTGAGTTAGCTCAGGCTTTATCTGGTTTACCTGACTCTGTAAGCCTCTAGACCAATCGCTGACCTCCATACCGGACATACGGAATAGCTGGTAGGTACGGCGCAGCTTATCTGCCTCTGCCTGGAGCGCAGCCCGTTGCCTAGCCTGCTCTTTCCCATAGTTGGGCACTCTACTACGCTCATACACGTTCTCTAGATCACTAAGATCCGTCTCACCGTAGCCATAGCGTTTGTAATGACCTGGATAATGTGGCATTAATACACCCTCTTTTTCTTCAATTGTTCAAGAAGATTGGCTCTAGCCATAAGCTGTTCCATAGAGCCAAAAGTACCTGGGGTAGATGGTCCTGGGGATACGTTACCCCCCGGTAGGTTTATACTTAGAGGAGCCCCATACTCGCTCGCAACAATCTCTTGTCTAGCAGGTCTAGGCCCACCATCTTTCAAATGAGTTGGTATTTTATAATCCCTTTCTTTACCCACCCCCATGACAGCTTCCTGGAATTGAGATACTTTAGCCTCATTGGTTTCGTACGCAAGTACATCCTTATCGTATAAGGCCTTGTCCCAAATGCCACCAGCATTATATTTGGGATCGTCTACGTCAGGCCTTTTACGTTTCTGGAATGGATTGAACTCTCCAGAGAACATACCGCTAAAGGGGTTCTTGAATCCAAACAGAGTTCCTTCCGTAGCAGCCATTAAGTCGCTCCTAAGATCTTACCGTAATTAACAGCCTTGTACCCGAGAACTTCAATCACTGCCTCAGGCAGTGCCTTCTCTACTTCCTGAGCTATGAAGCCGATAACCTTGACAGGACTCCAGATGTAGTTGAACTCGTACAGGTTCAAGCCCTTAAAGGAGCCTACCTTGTTTACGTTTTCTTTGAGTCTCTCGTCTGAGAACATAGATGCTATACCAGCTATCTGGCCCATCTGGCTAAGAGCGCTAGGCCCTGGTTGTGTCATCCTGGAAGATCCCCCATAGTCCCCTGATACAGTGCCCATGTAGTTAGCAAGGGCCTGATAAGGAGCCATCTGCTGGTAATTATACTTAGCAACATCAGCATCCATACCGGCTTGTGTCAGTGCTCTTCGCTGTTCTCCGACATCTCCCATAGCTTGGGACATTCCCAGTGGTGCACCCATTATAGTCGGATACTGTTGCATGAATTGGGGAACCCTCTCCTGAGCAGCGGTATACGCACCGCCGTACAATCCAGCTAGGTTCTGAGCTAGGTTTTTACTTGCAGCTCCTGCAATGTTAGCCTGCGCGATATCACCTCTTGAACCACCCCCTGGTTGATACTCGACCATTTGTTGTCTGACCGCTGGCATATTCTTTGCAATCTCTGATGCGTATTGCTGACCATATACATCAGCCATGGGTTGGAACTGGGAATAATCTACCTGCCCACCCATACCGCCAATCATAGCCTTCTCAGCAGCTGCTTGCTGGGCAGCAGGGCGAGGCCCCATAGCGTAATTCATCGTTGATTGTTGGGCCAACTGCTGTTCCGGTGAGAATCCAGCTACAGTAGGACCGCCGTAGTAATCTGGACCCATGCCCTGTTGCATGTCATACAGTGAACGGGCTTGCTCCATCCCACCTATAAGGTATGGTTGCTGCCCCCATGACTTATCACCCTTGAACTCAGGGTCGCCGACATAGCCACCCCAAGGGCCACTTGTCTGCGTTGTTACTTGTGATCCACCGCTCATAATTTATTCCTCTTTAAGCTACCAAGCCACCATCTCTGGTTGCTTCAATATCTGCTTCAATATCTGCCTCGCTTTCCCCCTGACCATTTGCACCTTCCGCACCATAGCTGGTATCAATGCCATTAACGTAACCAAGCTGTGAATTAAGGGTGGTTGTCAACCTTGTAATGGGGTTACTTGCTAATAAGTCCATAAAGGATTTCCCCAAGGCGCTTTGTGGCGCGTTAAATGTATCTCGATTGTAAGCCTCTCGCGCACCACCCCCCTCAGAACCAACCCACATATCATTAGAATCATACATCCCAGGATGATGAGTGCGCCCATTGGCTAAATCATTAGCTTTATCTGATCCGGGTATTACTCCATTAGTGGTGGTTGTTGTATTTGTATTCGGATTACCCCAGATGTTAGGATTGATTACCCCCGGTCCCGTACCCGGCCCGTAACCCGTACCATAAGTTTTATTATGGACTAAGTACCCATCAGCAAAGTATGTTTCGTGACCATCAACGTGGAAATTGTAGACAGGAGTATCTTCTGGTATCTCTGTAGATGTAATAGATTCGACCGTCACAATACCCTTACCATTTCTGTATAAGGTATCACCCTCAGTAACTTCAGAGATTTTCTTCCAACCATCCTGAGTCATAAAGGGATGCGCTTCTGTTACAAATGGTTCTTTATCATTAAACCCGTATAGTTTCTGACCACCCGCTTTAGATGGGTAAATCTTTGTTACTACCCCATCTCCCTTATCAGTTTTTACCTCATCACCCACACTGATTTCGGAAACATTCTTCTCAGAACCATCTACAAGTTCAACTCGAACTCCGTCAACAAAGCAACTAGAATATACGGTATATGGGCCACCCCCTTGCGGTGCGCCAGTTGCCCAAGGCTGATAGTGCATACCACCACCCTCTGCTAACCCAAAAGCAGTCGGCATGAATCTTGTCCAATCCTGATACCCAAAACTGGGAACTGTGGGGTTTGGTGGACCATCTAATAGCCCACGGCTAGTTATAGGATTACCATGAAAATCAAAGCCGCCAGGATAGTTGTCACGCCAGTTGGGATCATAACCTGGAACATTTGGCTGATCGGGATTATATTTAAGGAGATTTGCTGTACCAAGAGCAAATTGCTCTGGGATTGCAGGTGCTGGTTGTAAGCGAGGGTCTAGGAATGGAGCATCGGAACGTGTTCGTAACCCGCTTTCATAGTCAGCAGCATTCAGGTATCCGGCTTCACGCGCTCGCCTATTTGCATTAATTTCCTGATCGACAGCACTTGTAAATCCTGCCGCTTGGGAGCGTTTATTAGCATCTATTTCCTGAGCGACAGCACTGTCAAATCCAGCCGCTTGCGCCCGGATATCTGCATCCCTTTCATAAGCAGCAGCATCTGAAAATCCAGCTGCTTGCGCTCCCACATTTGCGTGAGACTCTTTGTGAGCCGCACTTTCATAGCCTTCTGCTTGCGCTCTTGCATTTGCATCGCGCTCCCTTTGTATAGCCGCTAGATATTCTTGTTGTGTCGCCATTATTGCATCCTATGTTTTAAGTCTTTAGTGTAAACAATATAATTAGACTCCCAATCGGGTAGGAGTTTCTTCCAACCCTTTCTACCCCATAACTCCATGCCGGAGCATCCTGTTCTTATCGCGAAAGATTCTACCATATCATTGAATTCATAGAGTCTTTTGAAATCAGAGCCAGCAATTGAAATAACCCGCAGCACCTGTTTTTGTGGATATGGTACGATCTGAGTAACCATAGCTGAGTGCATCTTCTGATCCTCTGTCGCTATCCATAGCTGCATGTCGCCATGCGTAAGTGGTTCAAGGAAGTCATCTGTCTCCAACTCCCCCTCGCTATGCTCTTTTACTTTCTCAAGCAAAGGCGCTACCTCTTCCCAGATATATGGGATGTCTTCGGGTTGTACAATATGAGCCTTCACAGTTTATTCCAACTTGAACCGTACCAGTAGATCCCCTCACCTGACCCCGGATTCCAATCCGATCCATCTGCGAATCTGATATCTCCGGTCCTTGGTCTTGCCGGTGCTTCATGTGTTCTTTCCAGCCTGAATGTTGCTTGGTTTAACAGGATATCACCCAGCCTTTTTAATTCGGTAACAAGGTATAACCCCAGACTTTCGGGATCAGCCGGTAATGGGCCGGGTTCATAATGGGTTACAGACCTTTCTACTCTATCTACATGAGTAGGCATTAGTTCATCTTGGAGCCTCTATTCCCTGCGTTCTTAACGTCAAGAGAATAGCCGTCCAATCTCCATGTTTGATCTCCGGTGGATTCAAATTTCACACCAATATATTTTCCTGTAACTCTGACTGGAACCTTTGATTGTGAGTCAGGATTAAAGGTATATGGGCCTTCCCATGTAATACTTTCCTCTGTTGACATCTGTGCACCTACATAGACATTCACGGTGTTAGCATCATTAGATGACATCTTGGGCCAGACAGACAAAATCTTCTTTACTGCTGATGCATTAGGTTGCCCTGATTCATCTACGGTTATCCCGGTCCTTTCAATGTAGGATGTCATATTAGTGCCATCCTTTGTATTTCCGGTTTCATGCCGATACATTTTAGTGTCGGTTGCAGAGGCCATTACCAGAGATTTACCAGCCGTATTATGGAAGGATGATGCACCCGCTGTATTCCAGTTCAGTGAGTTATTAGCCCATGTACTCGTATCAGCAGACCATGATGCAGATGATAATGGATCGCCCTCAATACCATATGCAATCATGGATGTTTCTGGAAGATCACGCTCTGTAAATGTTTGATTAGCCCAGTTCCATACCAGTGCTTTATCACACTGTACATTTGTAGTATTACCAGACGATACATAGCAAGCCCACATTTCT